GGAGGGAGATTCTAAGGCTGTTCGTACTAACAAACTTAACGCACTTCTTAGTACTCTTAAAGGCGACATTACAGTTGAAGATTTGAATAACCCTGAAGATAGAGCCTCTGTGTTGAAAGCGTTAGGCAAGACTGTTCAACAGTATACTGAGAAGTACGAGCCTAACAAGTATCCCGGTCAAGAGGACGCATTTCTCAATTCTAGTTCAAACCTGATGGGTGTTGCTGCCAGCATCGACATCCGTACGTTAGCTAACGTTGAAAGGGTGACGGGTCTTGTTAATAATAACTTTGTTAAGATTCTGAAAGAAAGTAAGGACCAAGGACGTGCGGATATGGTGGCCGATACCACTGTCAATGTACTCTTTAAAGAGAACGTGATCTTGTCGAATGAACTTAAATCTGCCGGTAGTCTTGGCAATGTGGTTGAGTTTGACAAGAACAGCGGCGCTGTTAAGTTGCGTCAGATTACAATTGATGATCTTACTGACCAGCAGAAAAATAGACTGTCTTTCATTAAGAAAAACGTAGGTGCTGAACCTACTCAAAAGGAACTATGGGCAGCGGCAGGGGTTACGTACGACTCGTACCAACAGAGGGTGGATAAATGGAACTCTAATATACGCAAGCAGTTTATGTTCGCAGACTACTCCAATTCAATGACTAAGGCCAAAGACAGTAAGACATGGGCAGAAGTGATGTCTGTTAAATCTGGACTCCCTTACGTCAAAGGTCAACAACCTTCTGATAATCTTTCAAGCATTCTTGATGTAACTGGAAAGGCTGACCTAGACCAAAGGATGGAACAGGTTGTTCCCGGTCTAGCCTCTGTTGAAAACAGTCTGGCTAATGTAAGACGTGATCTTCAGACTGGTATGTTCTTTGACAGGGACCGTAAGGTGGCGGCGTTGGAGAAAAGGCGGAAAACTGCTGAAAGAATTAATAAAGAAGGAGAATCACCTGCTGTGCCACGGATTAGGATTGGATTCTGAAAATGGAAAGTCAAGTAGTCGAAATTGAATCTGAAAAGTACGGTATCTTTGAAGTTGAGGCGCCTACTAACTGGAGTTCTGAGGATATCAAAAGCCACGTTGAAGGTCTTGACCTTGACTTAATGCTTGGTATTGGTGGTGAAACAGACATAGGAGAAACAAACGTGGAGAAGATTAAGGAGTGGGAGAACTCTGTCGGCGCTGGGAAGCGTGACGATAAGTGGTTCCCTCATGCCTCACTGGAGGGCGGCACTGATACTGTTGCCTATGGTCATAAACTTACATCGGAGGAAGCTGAGAGTGGGGTTATTAAACTTGGTGACAGAGAAGTTAACTGGCGTCAGGGTCTCAGCGAAGAAGATGCTATGGCGTTGCTTAATCAGGACGCTGGATGGGCTAAGAAAGTTGCTATGTCTTCTCTTCGTAAAGCTAACATGGCTGACGATGATAACAAAGTCCAAGCACTCACGTCTCTGATCTACAACGTAGGTAGTGGGGCATGGGGTAAGTCTAAGGCTAAGAAATATCTGGAAGCCGGTAACGTTGAAGACTTTATGCATGAGGCTTTTGATAAAGAGATTGGCTTTGTCAAGATCAATGGTGATATCAGCCGTGGTCTGCAACGACGGAGGGCAGCGGAAGCTTCGCTGTTTGCACAGGGAAATATAGAACAGGGGGATAGTGTCATGTCACAGATACTTGATGCTATCAATCCTATTAGCACAGCACAGGCGGCTACGCTATCCCCCGAAACTCGTATGGAACCTGCAAAGGGAAAACTTGGTGGACTTGATGTCCCTATGAAACCTAAACAAACAGGGGAATTGGGTAATTTAAATGTACCTATGAAACCGTCAGGTGAGGGAGAAGTTCGTACAACTACTGATAAAATAGGTACCTTTTTTTCTAACCTCCTTGTGTCTGAGACGGAAGCGAGTGAACCTTCTCCTGAAGTAAAAGAAGTTAAACAACGCCCTCTTCCTACAGTTAATCCTCAACCTACCAAAGAAGAAGAGACACTATGGGATGCAATCACTTCTGTTCCTGTTGTAGCAAAAGCTATAAAGTACTACGATATGTTTACTTCAACACCAGCTTCAGCCGGAGTAGCTGATGTACTGCATCAACAACTAGACTTCATCCCCGGTGAAAGGGTGTTTACTGAGAAGACTATGTCAGAAGGTGGTCTTAACTTCCTTAAAGACTTTGCTATGAAGAATATCCCAAAAGGCCAACATATTCTTACCTATCAGAATACAGGCGGAGAAGGAGTTAAGGCTGTAGGTCACCAAGCAGGGCTACCTGACTTCTCTAAACCAGATGCTGAAGTTAAGTTCTTTTTAGGTAAAGCCCAGTATATCAGAGAAGGAGATACGGTGTATGTTGCAGATGAATATGATTACAACTACGCTTTAGACCTTCGAGATCAGAGCCTTTGGACTAAGTTTGGACAAATATACGACAGAGTTCAAGAATATCAAGAGGGTAAAGTAGGTCAGTTCGCTATTGTAGACTCTATTCTTGAACGTTTCCAATCTAAACCGGGGGAAGGTCCATCTGTCAGAATTAAAGTAGGGACAAAAGAGGAGTTAAAATTAGATGATAAGTCTTTTAACAACCTTCCTACTCTAGCAGATTATGTTAAGAAAAATAAAAGTATAAACCCTCGTAATATAAATTGGAAACCTGAGTGATACTCACAAACGACAAGACACATAAGGAGTTCCTTTCATGATTCCAGTACTAGGTCCAATTATATCAGGCATCTTCAGCCTTGGCAAGTCTTATCTGGATAATAAAGCAGAAGAGAAACAAGCTTTACATCAGAGAAAGATCGAAGGTATCAAGAACGATGCCAACTGGGAGAATATACAGGCAGAGAACAGTGGTAACTCATGGAAGGACGAGTATCTGACTATCATCATCACCTCTCCATTTGTTGCCATGTTCCTTGCCGTGGTCTTCGATGCCCCTGCACTGGTACTAAGGATGCAGGAAGCGTTCATGGTACTGGAGAACGATGTACCTGATGAATACTGGTACCTACTTGGGGTCTGTTTTGCTGCATCATTTGCAATTAAAGGCGTACCAACTGTGATATCCAAACTAAGAGGCAAGGAGTAATGCTTATTATTATTGCATCTATCCTTGGTGCAATTGTACGTATATAAGACGGTAGCAACTATTAGAGTATGAAACTGAGAAAGTAACATGGCTGAAAAAAATAAGTATGAAAGAGGGGGGCATAAGTTTCCCGGCTATAACAAACCTATACGCACCCCTAAAAAGAATAAAAAGTTTGCTGTTCTTGCCAAGCAAGGTGATGATGTAAAGCTTGTACGTTTTGGTGATCCTAACATGTCTATTAAAAAGGGTCAGCCAGCGCGTAAAAAGAGTTACTGTGCCAGATCAGGTGGTATTAAAGGGACCAATAATAAACTTAGTGCTAACTATTGGTCACGAAAAAAATGGGACTGTTAGTTAATTATTATCCTACATCCCCCCAGTCCTTCCCATAGACACCGAAGTATTCCATCAGAAGACAACAGGCATCTTCTACTTCTTCTAAGTCACGATCATCAGGGAAACAATCTGAAACAAAACCGGTATCATCATGCAGTTCATACAGTAACTCGGACAAAGCTGCTGCTGTGACTGTGGTGGTGAGTTCGATGTCATCAATCTCTTTTAACTTTTCAATAACAGTGTTGTAGAAGATTTCGTTAGACATACTGTTTTCCTTTCTGGTTAAGGGCACGAAGTATCCATACTGCATCAACAGGGGTAACGGAATAAAGGTAGGCTGTCTGTTTAATCTGATCCTCCCATTCTTGAACGTGCGATCTTACGTTTAAGGGCTTCAAGGTAGTTAGCAAAGTCCAAAGCTTCTTCAATAGCATGGTCAATCCAATCTTCTTCTGTTAAATCATCACGCATCATAGTGGTTCCGTACTTTTTCATACCCTCTGCACTACGTTTACGCAACCGTACTATGTTGGTTGCCACCACAGGGTCTTCCTCGTAAATAGGTTTATAAATGTCGTCAGGATTGTAGTACTCATAACCGGGAAAGTCCTTCAAGTCTTCTACTTCAGGATAATCCCATGCGTCTTCAGTTGAATGTCCTTCCATAATCTTCATCACTTCCTTACCGTACATATTAGTCTTTCCTTTCATACGTCACTGTTGTTCTGAAATCTGCACCATAAGCGGGACACACTTCTATTCGCTTAGGAAGGTAGTGTTCATCATCTTTATCCCTCCCTTCACCGCAAATAAAGAAGGCCCCTGTATGCTCTGCTGCAAGGTGTCTAAAGACCTTCCAAAGTTTTTCATTCTCTTCTTCTATTGAAAGGTTTTCCTTCATCAACCACACTCCTTCTGTCCAGTGTTAGGATCGATGAAGCAAGCTGCCCCATCCTCAATCATATCTTGTTCAGGTTCAATCTTGTTCAGGATACCGTAGCGTTTACCACTTAGTCGGAACGTTGTCACTCCTTTCAACTTACCCTTCCAAGCATTATAGTACACATCTTTAAACTCGTCAAACGTTACATCATCACCAACGTTGATGGTCTTAGACACTGCACTATCGATCCACGGCTGGACTGCAATCTGCATGGCAAGGTGTTCATCCACACTCAACTCATCTGCAGTCTCGCCTTTGACACCATGGTAGTTCCATGCGTAGTCCTTCAGAGGAACCTGAATTGGACCCATCTCAGTCTGCACAGTGCGGTTAACTTCATGTGCAAACACAGGCTCAATGCCACTGCTTACATTATCTGCTGTGAAGCTGATCGTACCTGTTGGTGCAATAGAGGTAAGGTGACTGTTACGCATACCCTGTGATTTGATCTTGTCCTTCAGGTCTTGAGGAAACTTCTTCACAAAGCCAGACTCAAGGTACTGATCTGCATCAAACAACTTGAAGCTACCTTTCTCAACCGCCAGATCAGAAGATGCTTCGTAAGCAACCAAGGCCAGAGTCTTAGTTACTTTACGGGTGAATTTAACAGCATCATCAGAACCATAGCGGAGACCCAAGAGTGTAAGAGTATTGGCAAGACCAGTAATACCAAGGCCCATCCTACGCTTATCTTGTGCTTCCTTACGCTGTTTCTCCAGAGGGTAGCGAGTACGATCAATGACGTTGTCCATAGCACGAACCACATGAGGAATGTCATCTTTAAACAACTCCCAATTAAACTTATTGTCAGTCACGTATTTGACAAGATTGAAGGAACCAAGGAGACAGGCTCCATAGGGCGGCAATGGTTGTTCACCACATGGATTGGTAGCTTCAATTGTCTCGCAATAGGACAAGGGGTTGTCTTGGTTAATACGGTCAAGGAAGAGTACCCCCGGTTCAGCCCAGTCCCATGTTGACCGCATAATCTCTTCCCAAAGCATACGGGCGTCAATGGTCTGGTATTGTTTCCCTTCAAACCGAAGAGTGAACGGTGTACCTTTGACAACAGCCGACATGAACTCATCGGTGACCCCGACAGATATGTTGAAGTTAGTAAGGTCATTCTCATTTCGCTTCGCACGTACAAACTCCTCAATGTCTGGGTGATCTACACGTAGGACAGCCATCATTGCTCCACGTCGGTGTCCTGCACTAACAATTGTTCTACATACAGCATCAAAGATACGCATGAAAGAAACAGGGCCACTGGCAGTGCTGTCAAGAGAAACAATCCTATCACCACTGGGACGAATACGACTAAAATCATACCCAATCCCACCGCCTCTGCGCATAGTTTCAGCAGCTTCTTTAGCCCTGTCCATGATGCTGTCCATAGAGTCTTCAATGACTCCCGATACGAAACAGTTGTAGGCTGTAACATCTCGTGGAGACCCCATAGCAGATTGAACTCTCCCGGCTGGCATAAATCGTTGCTCAAGGAAGATTCGTTTAAGCTTCTGTCGATGAGCCTCGCCGTCGGACATTGCTGCTGCGTTTCGTGCTGCTGCTTCTTCGAAGTTTTCGTATGGCAGTCGGTACTTTGTTGCATGGAGTTCGTCACATTCTTTCACCTTCGGTCCAAACATTAAATCAATCCTCCAAGATTTGCTTCTTCATAATTCGGTCCCTTCATAACCTTACCTGTCACACTGTCACGGATAGGGTTACCGTCATCATCTAACTTACTCATGTTGCTCTCATGTACCCGGTTGAAGGCAGCATCAAAGTCTGCTCTGTTAGTTCTGGCAAACGAAACAAGGGTACCTGACAGGACGTACTGAAGGTCAGCAAGTTCTTTAAGCAGGTGTTCCCATTGTTGTGTGGTAGGGTCTTTGCCATACGTCTGACACACCTCCATCTCCTGAAGAACATCGCATACTTCCTGTGCCTCTTCCATAATCAGACGGCGGCGTAGTTCCAGAGTAGGGCAAGTAGGTTGACCATTGACCGACAGGCCCATTGCCTCATTGAACTCCTGAACCTTGCTCTCCCTAGTGCGTTGCTTTACCATATTGTTTAAACTCCTGTTCTGCTGCTTCTGTTTCAAGGTGGTGGCTGATAGTATGAAAGATCACATCAACGGAGTGTTTAAGTATTTCCTTAGTATACTTACTCTCCGTCATCTCTATCTCAGCACATAACCGTGACACTGTGTTAAGTCTGTTGACAAGGATGTCAGGGTTGTAGTAGAAGTAATCACTCACTGACATCGGGGC